GGTACTCTTCATAAGATTTATACTTTAGGGGTTTTGCTGAAGCGTCCTGTTCAAAAACCTCTATAAAATCTATATCAAGATTTTGTGATGCAGTATTACTTAAACTTATAAATGTTTGTTGAGTAGAGGCGGTAAAAGTTATTGTTTTAATATCTCCAGCACCCACATCTGATATAACAAAAGTAGTTGATAAATCAGAGTCCTTATCACTACTAGAACCCGCAAATACATTGAGAGTTTCAGAAGTGGCTGAAGAGCTTCCTGACGACAACCGGGCTGTAATTCTATATGTTTGATTTACTACTGTAGGGATAGCTTGATCCACACAGCCATCATTCATTCTGAGAACACCTGATGCGTAACCACTGTTTCCGCTAATTGCGTTGCTAATTGCAGGGGTGCCAGATGTGCCAGTACCTGCAGGATCAGAGCTTCGATTCGTCCAGTATGATCCCAGAGTAATAGTCTTGTTAAACTCGCCCTCTTTAACTAAATTTTGTGGGCGCAAGAAGAAGCTATCATAGTCCACATCCGTACAGAAAGTAACATTCCCTGACGTGGCTGTGCGCGTAGAGGAAGCCCCCGTTAGAGTCTCAGACGCTTGAAACTCTCCCTCAATAGGTTCAACTAACATAAACTGTTCATCTGCATGACCGCCGTGAGGGGGAACCCTGCGGAGAATGCCTTTTGCAGAAGAAGTACCTCCTGTGACAATCTCATTAAGCGTATAGGAGCCGCTTACGCTAGAAACCACAACTTTAACCGGATACTTGTACTTGCCCACACCGCCGTACAAGGTGTATCTTGCACTGTGAAAATGCCAAGGCCATTGAATGTACTCAGCATCAACATCACGTATGGCCTTATTTATATCTTTTTTAACTGTTGTCTGCACTCCCCGCGTCCCTGAAAGACCTGAAGCAGTTTCTGCAATGATCGTCTCATTGAGATCGTACAAAACAGCATTGATTAGTTCTACATAATTCATGGCTTGCCTAACTGTGATTCGCTAAGAAGAGTTCATCTATAGATAACACTGCCTGTAGTCTACTAGATGTTGCAGCCGTTAGCTTTATAATGTCACCCTCGTTCATATTTAACTCCAAACTAAGTAGGAGATAGTCATTTGCTGCTATAATTTTACCAGCAAGCATCTTAAAAGTAGCACTACCACTAGAATCTGTAATCTCTAGAGTTATTCCTGTAGCGTTACCAGAAGTTTCTGCTATAATTATATTCTTTAAAACCGCATCATGCCCTGAAGGGACTGTGTATACAGTTGTTTGATCTGTTGTGGTAAGGCTAACAGCAGCATTTCTTAGCCGTACCGCTCTAGATAGAGTAGAAGTCAAGAGTCAGTTCCTTTTTCCTGTCCCGGCGCTCTAAAATTTTTCCCTACAGAAATAATACATTCTTTATCAGGCGCGTTCCAAAAGATTGCGGTTATAGTAAAAGTTCTAACAACAGGATTAACATACATTCTATATTCTATCTTTTTTGAAAGGTCATCCCCTTTCCAAAAGGGTATTTCTCCATGAGAGGTTTTTGCTGCTTCTGCAAAAATTTCTTTGGAATAACAAGTGATTTGCTCTTCAGCTTTAGCTGCGCCAGAAACAAAAAAAAATGTTTGCAGCGAAATTAAACTAGCTAAAACAATAAAGCGTTTCACATTACTTTCCCCAAGCCTTCTTTAAATACGTCTGAACAAGTGTTGATTTTGTAAACATGCTTTTTTGTGTACTCATAAGATACTGATTTACTTCATACATGTTTTTCAAAATAAAAGATTGTTCATATGATACGTTAGAAGACATCCAACCGATAATATTTTGTCTAAGACCCTCAGTAAGTTTCTCTACTCCATGTGGATATATAATAGGAAATATTACGGCTTCACCCGCATCTAGCTTTTTGCCTATTCTACCCACTGGAGTATCTAAAATAAATTCTCCGCCTTTGTAGTCATCCGTTAAATTTATGCTCCAGCCATAGTCAAAAAATATGTTGTTTGATTTTGGTTGGGCTTTAAAGGCATCTACATGTAAGTCGTAGTAGTCACCTTCTCTATATTTATTATAAAAGTTTACTGACACTCTAGTGGGACAATATACGCTGTCTATATAATGAGTATCATAAAGTCTGTTTGTAACTAACTTTCTAACAGAGTCTGGAATACCCATAGACTCTGAATTGCTTTTAATATCCTCTAAGTTCGGTGCGGATTTATCCCCGCTATTAAAAGTTTTATGGTTTATATTATCTAAACAAAATTCAATATCTTGATCGCTAAGTAGCTTGATAAACATATGACCTCCATCAATTCAATATCATAGCAAGAAGGGTGGGGTTTTTAAAAGGAACCCCACAAAACCTTTAGTACTATTACGTACCCGTAGACACCGTAGCAGATTCAGAAGGGTTGCGTGAAACATCAGCAACAACAACATGAACTCTGAAACGTAGTGCAGTCTCACCCGTTGAACCGCCGTCAAGAACGAGGCAGTCAATGGTATCAGCCGCCGTAACCATGCGGGCATTAGCCGCCGATACTCCAACAGCCGCTTCTAGAAACGGAGTAAAACCAGCGGCAAGCGCAGAACCGTCAACAAAACAGTCAATGTCGCCACCGGTAAATCCGATATCCATAGTGACCTGACCATTACCACGAACTTCAAGAACTTCAAGAACGCCCGAAATAATCATCGTGTCAGCAGGAAGATCAATAATCTGAATAATGTCTCCTCCTACCCCGCCGCCATCAACGGTATCCCAAACAGGGGAAGTAATCACATATGGCGTGGGCATCCGCGAAGGATGACCCACCGTTCCGCCAGTAGCGGTACGATCATATACAGTCATTTTTCATACCCCCCTTAACTATAATCTACAATGCCGAGACAGATAGCCTCTGGACGAATAACCTTGCGGCCATAAACGTGCAGACCACGAACCACATCCGAAAAGGAATCAGGATCGCGAATAACTTCTGTCTTAGCAATTGAGTTGGCAGTCGCCATACCGGAAATGTGACCAGCAAGAACCGTGTTCTCACCCGTCGCAACACCGGAAAACGATACCATGTCCGTAGTAGTCGTAGCATCGACCGACTGACGGAGCGCGTTGGACTTATAGAGACTGAAGCCCATAATTTTCTGGTTCGTAACCAGACCATTACGGAGCGGGGAACTGCTGTCACCCGTTACCTGAACTTCAACAATCTTAGCGCCCGCTGCATACAGATTCTGATACACAATGGGAGGTGCCACAAACCAACGGTTCTCTTCAGGAACGTCTTGCTCGTCGAGCTTACGCGCCATCAAGGCCATCAGATTTACAACATCATCACCGGCATCAGAACCAGTAATAGTAACGGGAGTACCAGCAGTACCAAGATCAGCATCGGTTTCGCTAGCGCCATTAGCACCAGCGATACCTGCACCATCGATCATGGCCTGAAGTACATTTTTGTCGTAGTTACGTTTGAGAGAGAATGCACCTGAAGAGGTAGCAAGCGCCTCAAAGTTAACGTGCGATTGCCGTTCTTCAATGTCATCCACTTTGAACGCAAACGCTTGTGCTTGATCCACTGTCAACTGGATTTCGTCATCTGCCAGATCCTGCGGAGTAACCACAGAGCCTCGCGTATATGCAGAAATCGTAACGGTGGGTTCTTTCATGATCCGAACCGTATCACCAAAGTTCTCAATTTCTCCTGCGTAGTCAGTATTAGTAATGTCTTCAATTACCGACGCACGGCGGAAAAACTTAAGAACCTTTTGGCTATAGATTTCGGCCTGAAAATTACCGGTAGGTAGATTACCGTAATTTGAAGATATGCCAATAGCCATATCTCAGTCCTTTCTTTATAGTCTATCTGTTTTGGATACGACCCTCCGCATTTGCTAGGTCAAGCTCTGCTTCAAACTTGCTATACTCATGCGGTTTAAGTTTACGTATCTCTGAAGTAGTCCAAACTTTTTTATTCGCATTTAAATCTGTAGCAACATTGACGCCTTTAGTTCTTGTTACGGCCTCTGCTGCTGCAGACTGTTGTTTACGAGGTCTGCCTACTTTTTTAGTTGAGCCAATATCGGCTTTATACAAGTCGAGAACACGGGAAGCCCATCTAACATCGTCTTTATTTTTAGTGATTCCATCCGAGATGCTAGGTGGCTGCTCCTTAAGCCAAGAGGCAAACCCTTCAGATTTTTTAGTCTCTGAAAAGTCGGGGTGCAGGGCTAGCAATTCTTGATAGGCACTTTTAGCTTTTAGCTGCTCTTCTTTCTTAGAAAGATGCGAAACTTCTTGACGAAGTTCAGCAAGTTCTTTTTCAGCTTTCTTAGCAGTAAGAGCTTCAACTACATTGTAAACGTCTGGATAATTTTCTTTAAAGTCCTCAATGTCAGCGTCATACTCTGGCGCTTCTTCTTGTTGTGGTTGAGAAACAAGCCCTTCTCTCTCTTCCCTCCACTCATGGAGTTTAGAGTCGTAGTGCCTTTTTAAATCATCATAACGCTTTTTATAGTCATGCTCTTCCGTTTGCACTTCAGTTTTATCCTGTAAGAGCTGCACGGAAATGGTTTCATCATCAATTAAGAGGTTGTCTTTAGTAGCTTCGTCTAGGGTGGCTCCGTCTTCAGCTAAAGCTTCGTCTTTGTAAACATCCGCTTTGTATTTGCCTCGGTAAGGGCCTAGATTTTCTTCTTCTTCTACTTGTACTTCTTTAGCCATTTTTCCTCCTTGCGGGGCCTGTGAAAGGGTAGCCGCAGTTGGGTTTGGTACTACGCAGGGCCGTTAATTAACGGGTGGCTGCATTATTTTGCCACGCAAGGCTAGTGCCTTGTCGACTTGCTCTTTTGCTGTCTGGTTCTCTATATCATCTTCTAGAGAACCTATGGGGGGAGCGTTCCCCATAAAACTGTTTTGGGTTTGCTGCGCTGGGGGAGCGGGTGTTCTTTTGGGTCGGGGGCTATATGTAGAAGACCTTTTTTCTTTATAAAATGTGTGTTTTCCTATATTTTTGTATGTTTCAAAATTACCTGTTGCTAAATTTTTATCAAAAAATCCTTGCCCCTCTTTACTCGAACCTTTAGTTCCTACAGGAATATTTTTATTTCTATAGTACGTGGAACCTTGAGTAATATCCTGTAGTTTACCTTCAACTGCTTGTTTAGCTACATCTAAAGCCCTTTTCCAAGCAGCACCTTTTGACTGAGCTTCGTAATATCTATCATTAGCGTATCCCGTAAATTGATTTTTTGCAGTAATGACGCTCTCAAAAGTTTTTTGGTTTCTAAAACCTGTGTCTGGTGAGGAATCTTTTATTCTGTTCTGGACCACATTAGCAACCGCTTGCATTCCTTCTCGGCCCTCACCTTCAGATTCAGAGACTAACAGTCGTGCAAGCATGTCAATCCTTCTCTCATTATTTAACGGAGGGGCTTTTGGCTTTTTTTTAGGTCTTATCTCACCCCCATTTGAAGCCCTAACGGGAACTTGCTTCTGTGCAAAGTCCTGCTGTTGCTGCTGCTGGGGCTGCTGTTCTTGCTCTGTTAACTTCTTCTCTGTCTCTGCCTCACCACGCTTGTTAATCTTTTCAAGCAGGTCTGTTCCTATTACTTCAGCTAGCTCTGGAGGAATGTGATATTCTTTATTTGAGGCAAGTATTTTCTGATTGCCTTTTACCTGCTGTGCTGGCCTTGTAATAGTGGCCTTATTTATATCTATACCTTCTGTTTCTTTTAGGTATTTAATAGCAGGTTCAATGATACGCTCTTCAAAGTCCTTTTTACCCACCTTTGCAATAGCGGCTGCGTTTACAATAAATGCGCCTTCTCTTGCATTCATGGGTACATCATCAGCTACACCTGTCTGATCTTCTGCTCCCGGCTGTTCAATCATACCTGCTACCTGATCACCAAGGGCTAACTGTTGCATCTGGTTCTGCATAGGAGACGCTTCTGGTAGAGGGGCCTCTACTGGAACAGGTTCCTCTAGTGCCACTGGCTGTTCTGTCATTACCTCATCAAGCACAGAAGGTTGCTCTTCACCCATAGGCTCTTCACCCATAGGCTCTTCACCCATAGACAGGTTAACACCCAAGCTCATAGCAAACGCCTGTAGTATAGGAGGTTCATTCTCCTCTATTAGCTGTACAACCTGTATTTGAGCCTCTTCAGGCATCTGTTCAAGGTTAGCTGTAAACTCTTGTTGTGTTATTAAAGCCATAATTAATCCTATTATTACCAGTGTCCGTCCCCAAAGCCCCCATAGCCATCGTCGGGGCTGTCCCAACTTCCGTCCGTTTCATCAGCAGTAGAATCGAAGGCCATGCCGGGTGCGCTTGTATTCGCACCCTCACCAGACTCCGTAAGATCGTCTTCAATGTTTGTTTCAGGATCAACATCCCCGTAATCCATTTCAACATCCGAAGACGCCGATCTTGTCTCTTCTTTTTGTTGCTCTCTATAGATGGCTGCTAACGCTGCGGCGTCTTCGGGTTTCAACACGCTTCGATCAGGATTTTTTTCAAAAAATTCAAATGCTACGTTTCTCGAAATTATACTTGAATTTGATGAATTCCAACTACCGGGGTTAAAACCCGCTATATGTTCCCCTATTTCTAAATCCCTAGCTTGCCTATTCTCATCTTGCACAATAGAGTAGCGTTCGATCCTAGCAGCATCAGTCAGATTGGGATCATATCCCAAAGTTATACTCGATGCTGCTTTGTTTTGGGCTGCGTAATTAAGGGCAGGATTATCCTGCGCAAATCGCCCGAAAGAATCCGCCATAAGACCGGCCCTATCGCCAAAGTCTGACACCGGAAAGTCTATATTACTCGCCTTCGCCATATTTGTCATTTCGCCCATAAAATCAACAGCGCGTGCGGCTTGGTCTGTTTGCATAGCATCATTTACTTGGCCTATAGAACCGGGGGAATTAGGATCAATTCCAAAGCGTTCTGCTATGGCAGAAAAAGAGTTGCGAACTGCGGTCTGCGCTTCCAATTCATCTTCCCAATCCCAGTGCATGTTAATAACAGATGCTTCCTCTATTTCTCTTAAAGAAAGGCTACTAATCTTGCCAGCAGGGTCTAAAGAAGTAAAATCAATCTGTTGATTTCCGTAAGTAGCAACATTACCGGCAACACTTGAAAAATCTATGCTAACAGCATTATCCCCCCCCAAAGAATTAGAAAAACCCGATATTCCTGCAAAATTGTTATTCTCCGCATCTGTTAGTTCTGCATAATTTATTCCCGGCATGGAAAATGAATCTATCATACTCATAGCTCTAGTACTCATATCCTCTCTATAGCCTGATAGGTCCGCAAATGCTTGAGAAGCCCTAAAAGCAGCACCAACTAAAGGAACGCTGCCGAACATAAAACCAAGAAAACCGGGCGTAGCTAACTTGCCAGTTTTACCATCAAAGTTAAAATTAACAGCACCACCGGGCAGATTAAAAGAGTACAGATCTGGGTCTTGGGTTCCATAGTGCATATTCATGCCAAAAGCTTCAAGAGCTTGAGCAGGATTTGTTACCTCAGACCATATGCCCTCTAGATATTCCCCTAGACTATTAATAGAGTTTTTAAATATACCTTCTAAAGAAATACCCCTATTAAGTGCATCTTGGACGGAACCTGCCGTCTTTGCCGCGTTTAACCCCGTGTTTACCGCGCCCAGTGCACTGGACACGTTTGTAATACTAGTGTTAGCTATAGTACCTGCTATGTTGACAGTTTTTTGCACTGCGCGACCTTCTGGCCCTAGTGCAGTACTTAAAGCACCTCGGCCCAAACCCATAGCCACACTCTGCCAAGGCGCACCACCTAAGACACTAATAGCCGAGCCTACAAGATTCGAAGCCATATTAGGGTTAGTTAAGTCAGAAGTACCTACAGACCCAGAATTAGTAGGGTTTTCAAAGTCAGAGGCGTTAGTATAATCATCACTAAAACCACCATCAGACCCACTAACGGGATCTCCAAAGAGCGTTTGAAATCCGTTAGACTGTGGCTGTTGTTTTTTTTCAAACTGTGAAGCGGCTGAAGATAGCTCACCCACCATAGAAGAGGCGTCTCCAAGAAAGTTACTTATGCTACCATAATCCATCTCAGTGATTCGAGATGCTGCACTCGCTTTAAAGGCATCCACGCTATTAGAATCAGTAAAGTTTACTTCGTCTAACAAATCACCAAAGAAGTCTTGCATACCCATCTGAGAAGTAGAGGAAGTAATAGAAGAGATATCATTACGTCTCTTCTTTACCCCCAAACCTTCAATATCCAAAGCACTAGAACCGCCACTCACGTCAATGGTGGCGTCAGGAATTTGTTCCATAGTAACAGGTTTTACTGATACTTGTCCTGCTAACGCTTCTTGTAGACTAGTTGCCACTTAATATTTTCCCGGTTTAATTTGGTTTTTTGTGTATTCTTTCTGTTGCGTATTAACTTGCTGCTTAAGGGACAGGAGGTGTTCCACCGTCTGCGCTTTGCCCTGCAGGAGCCTCATCTCTAAGTCCGATTTCTCCACCACCAGCAGGGCTTGATACCGCTCCTTCAGGTCCAGCAGGTAAGCCTCCAGACTGTCCCATGCTGCCGGGTTGTTGATCAGCGGCAGCAGGGTTTTGCATGTTTCCTTGTCCAGCATTTAAACCTCTTAATACTTCTGCAAAAATTTGTGCATCGTTTATGTCATTAACGAGAAGATCAGGATCGATGTCCTGTGCGATAGCTAATTCTCGTACAAGATTAGGAATCTTGATAAAGGGAGCGAGCATTGGGTTAGCAACAGTTTGAAGTAGGGCTGTAAGCCGCTGACTACGAACTTCTTTTTGCATAACCGCTGAAGTTCCCTGTGGTTTAATCTCCAGATCGCCAACTATCTCAGGACGATCATCATTAAACTGCATGTTCCAAAAGAACATACATTCTCCAAGGGGTTTTAAAAGAAAGTCATCAATATTTTTAATAACGGTTTTAATACTAAGATTTGCACCGCCCATTAACATACTAAGACCTGCAGCAGTACGACCAGTACCAGAAACACCTGTTTGACCGTGCATGATGCTAGGCAGTCCCGTCTCTTCATCGGCTAACTGGCGAGCAGCCTGATACATCTGAATGTTTTCATTGGCAGTGCTGGGAAACTTAATAGCATTGATTGCTGTACCCGTAACACCCGATTGACGCCTAAACACTTTACCCGGATAGATGTCATAGTTTTGACCGGGAACAAGAGATGCTTCATCCACATCAAAGACTACATTACCTGCAAGGGCTAAGTTGTCAATAGCCATACGAATGTGACCATTCATAAGAAGCTGTGCATCTTCCATATTCTCAGGAATGCCCACACCAAATAGTTGATAGGGATTAATTTCATATGGCGTAGCAAAGTAAGGTATGCGGTAAGGTACAAAAGGATTTATAACAAGACGTAAAACTTGATTGCCACATATCCAGACGTTTACAGGCACTTCAGTAAGGTCTTCCACGTCTATAGGAAGATTCATTTCCTGCACCAGACTAGGATCAAGAGTACCCCAGTATTCTAATACTTCATAACGATCCGTATCATTAAGCTGTTCTGTATTTTCACTACGAATAGTGGCTTCAAAATACTTTTCATCGTAATTAGCTCCCCTGTCTAAACAAGAAGAAATAGCTTCAAGATCAAAGTAGGGCTTATTTGCAAGATCCCGCATTTGCGATCTATTGAGCCTATGACGTTGGATTACGTATGAGCAATCTTCAATGCTAGTGCCAGAAGGATCAGGGTAGAAATTCCAACAAGACACGGACTCAAGACGAGGGATAAGTTTTTTAGACGGATTGTAGTTTTTATCCGCATCCCACCTATGTAGTGTTTTGTTTTCATTTAATGGACCCTTTACAATTCCCGTTCCAAGAAGCACACACTCAAACAAAGAATGCCGTAGAATGTTAGGGGCATTGTTCTCATGTAGCTGGTCATGGATTTCTTTTTCCATAAGACGAGCAGCTTCTCTAGCAGGACTAATCTGAGGTTCACCTAATCGGCTGGGGCCTTCTTTAAGGTTAGCCCCTTCATACTTATCAGCTAGACCCGCTAATGGGGAGGCTTCTGTAGCCCCCGGAGGTAGTTCTCTTCCGTCACCGGGAAAACCATAGGGGTCTTTTTCAGCGGGGGGAGGAGTATCTTCCTGTCCGGTCTTATCAAGATGAGCAAATTCAGCAACTCCTTCGGGTACAGGAGAAGATTCCACCACAATAGGAAACTTTTTATTGGCAAATAAAACATCTATCATTTGCCCATAAGAAGCAAGAACTTTAGTTTTGGTAATCTTAATAAAAACTTTACTGTTTTCTGATTCTCTGAACTGAGTACTGGAATCATAAACACCACGAAAGTTCTTATATGCTTTTAGCCAACGCTGCTCATGTTGATAGCGGCCCGTTGAGGCTTCTTCAAATTTAGACTTAATAGCACCAACTACATTAGTTGCTGCTTCATCTAAAATAGCCACTGCTGGGGTGTCGCCAAAAGGTGTGTCAGACATAACTTATTCCTAAGTCTTAGTAATCTTTTTCGTTTGCCATTTTAAATACAGCCGGATCAACCGTATTGCTTTTCGGGCGAGGCATACTGACTTGCAGCGCATCACGGTCGGTAGGACCGGCAATTGAAGAATCAAACTTTTCGCGGTGCAAAGCACCATCAGGAACGGGGCTAACTTCACCCTGCTTCTTCATCTGTCCCATAATATATTCTTTACCATACGTATACATATCTTTTACCTTTTCTATTTATTGACCCATAAAGGATCTGTCTTTTGGTGGTACATAGTTTCGCACCGTTTTTCTTGCGCGATTTTTTTTTCTTAAAGCAACCTTTTCCATACTCTCTTGAGCTAGCTGGTGTCTCTTTGCGTCTTTTTCTTCTCTATCCGCTTTTATCTCTGATAGTGCAGATCTTGCCGTGGTAGTAGACCCTACCATTGCTGCTACAGGGTCTGAACTGGTTAGCACATCTGCCGCTGCTACAAAGGGCAAAACCTTTATTGCTTTTCTTCCGCCGCTTTTAAGCAGGTCTGAGAATCTTCTTCCTACAGGTGAAGCGTTCTTATCCGCATCTGTAAAGTCCCCTTTGCCTATAAGATCATCCAACGTCTTGGGCTTTATCGGCTCTACATAGGGATTAGGACTTGCGCTTAATTTGTTTATTACAAGAGGCTCATTAGAATTGCCCGTACCCAGTGATTTAAGACCTTCTCTATAGAACTTAGGGCTAGGCTTTACATATTCAGGAACGTCTGCATCGGATATCCTAGAAGGGCCTAACTTTTCTGAAACCTTGGTATCTGCCTCTAAAACGCCATTGAAATATAAGTAATCTTTAACATCCTGCATGGAGTCCATAGAAACTTTAGGATCTATCTTCCTAGCTTCCTGCATGATGCTCTTAAACAGGTTTGTCTTTTCTTCGGAAGGGGCTTCCATAACCTTTCCCATAGCCTCTTTAAAGACGTTAACATCTCGTCGGCTAATTATAGCGCCGGATGCTCTACGGGAAACGTCTCTTCTATTAGGCTCTACAGTCTCGCCGCTACCAGTAGACAGGGTTTCTTGTATAATGGCAGGAAGATTTGCTGCTCTTGCCTCTGCTCTTTCAGGGGCTAGCCGCTTTCTTTCCCCTGCCTGTATTTCTTGTGTTAGTGGTTGAGCAGCAAAGGAAGGAAGCTTAACAGTTTCTAATGCGTCTAATGCTGTAGTGCTTAGTCTATAAGTATACGGCCTAACACGCTCTTTGTCAAGAACTATTTTACCTTCTCTGTCTCTACCTACGACTGTTGGTAATCCACCACTCTCTTTTATGCCGAATAGCCTCTTTCCTTCTCTTGACCTCTTATTACGTCCCTCTTTAGGAAGCTTGTTAATGTCATCTTCTAGCGTTTTAAAATTAGGATCACCATCCTCTAGGAAACCTGCATCGTACAGAGCCTGTTCATAAACCTTTGCTTCGTTTAAACCCTTTTCTATGCCCTCTAGCCCATCAGGAAAATATCTACGAACTAACGAGTTTATATCTCTCCTAGCAACATCATCAGTAGCACGGATTTGAGAGGCTTTAACACGCTGTTGAAGTTCAACAAAAGCGCCTTGGGCGCTCTTACCCGTATCCTTCATCAGGCGCATTATAAGACCGGCACCTTCTGATGTAATTGTTATTGGCTTTGTTACGCCTAACTGCTTTAGCCTTGCTTCTGGTAGGTCTGTAGTATTACTACGAAGTTGAGTACCCGTCTCTATACCGGTTTGAGTTTCACCAAAAGTGTTTCTTCCTGCATTATCAACCATGATTAATAACCAAACGTAGAGTCAAAAGGTTTAGGCTTTGCTTCTTTTATCTTATTCATCATACTATTAATGGTTAAGTGGCCCCGTGCGCGAGTCATACACATATACCGCAAAGCATCGTAAGCGTGGTCGTCTGCTTTTGTATCTACATCTTCAGGGTTTGTCTTAGACAGAGGAAGACCTGAGAGAGTGCGAATGAGATGGGTACAGGTGGACAACACTTTTATTCTTGGTAGATCTGATACAGGGTCTATCTGAAATCTACGATGCAACTCCATTTTACCTGCAATTCTATTTCTGTCAGAAGGAGTGAATCTAGCCCCGCACCTTATAAGCGTTTCTGCAATTGAAGGGCCGCTGCCTGTTTTGTTCCAACAAGAAGCATCTAACACAGAGTAATACATGTTTGGGTCGTTTCCCTCTAACGAGGTAATGGTGTGGGCTAGCGTTTCCGCAGTTTGCCCGCTACCATAAAACTCGCGGTATATCCACAAGGTATCGTCCCAATCTATAGCCCCCCACAAAACACAAGAGGGGGCTGCATAACCATAATCTGCTGCCCTTAAACGCAACCATCCAGCGGGTATCTGCATCTGAGAGGCGTCTACCACATGAACATTACGTGAAAACTCAGGAAACGCCGCTCCCTCCGCGACATCCCAATCCCCTTCTAGAAGCCGTCTTCGTTCGACATCTGGGAGCGACCTCAACATGGCTTCATATTCACCAGTTTCTGCGAGGTAGGGGTTATCGGTCAATCGCGCCGGAATAAACTTACGAAGAAACAGCGGTTGACCTGCTTTACCGTTCGTTGCTGTGTCAGGCCACAATAGAGCGTTACCTGTATCGACATCTGTAGCTGCAAAGGGACTGTTGGGCGGCGCGGGGTCGATGTACATCTTCTTTACCCACCAGCCGCCTACCCCTCCGGGGTTTCCTGTGCAGCGCATATATGAATTTATTTCAGAATCTGTTGTACGAAGTCTGGAACGCAGATATTCCCATACGTAGGGTGTCGGGTAATGCGTTATCTCATCAATACCAATCCACGTAAAAGCTTGTCCTTGGTAGCGTGTTACGTCTTTGTCTTTGTCGAGATAGGAGAACCATGCCGTAGCTCCAGAGGGGAATTGCCACATTGCTTTTGATTCTCTGAACGTAGCCCCCGGAAAAGCTCTAGGATATAGTTGCTTACTTTTATCAACCAGTTCTGTAAGCTCATCCAATGTGCGACGAATAATAAGAGCACGATGATTGGGGTTATCACAGTAGCGCAGCAAATCAGCAAGAAGAGCATAAGATTTACCCCCACCAGCAGCACCACCATAAAACACGTCCCTTTCAGGGCTTGCCAAAAAGTCAGTTTGAGGCCCTGTATTAGGCTTGAAGATAACTTCCGCTTCATCCTCAACTAACTCCCTTACTCTTTTTGGTACGTTGTTGAGTACGTTGTCTTCAATTACTTTTGCCCCTTTAGGATTAAATAGGGCCTGTTCTACCTTCTTAATATTGTTCTTTTTGTCTCTAGCCGTAGCCGCTTTTTTCTGGGCTTTCTTCTTTGCTCTGTCAGCGTTAAGTACAGCAGCCTGAGAGGCTCTCCTAGCCTTCTCACGGGCGGACATGTTGTAGTTGCCCTTCACCCCTTTAGCTAGCTTAGGACGGCCCGCAGTACGCTTTACAGGCTCCTCAGTGACATCAGCTTTGTCAGACATTACTTTAATTTTGGTTTCCTTGGTGCGTTGGAATATTGTTTGACGTGACCGCCCTTTGCAAATTTCAACTTGCCCTGTATTCCTCCATACACTTCCGGTTTATCGCCGCGCCTTTTACTTCCGCGGATTGTAGCAGATAGACTCCCGGCTGATCCCTGCGCCAACGTCCTGTTAAACGATACATAGGCATTTTCATCTGACCCATATCCTGCGTTAACTTCGTTTTTATCATCCCTATAAAAACCACTAATATTTCCTAATGGGTCTTTAATACTTGCCGTTTTAAGACCCGCCCTACCTCCGCCAACAGGGGCTGACGCTGTAAAACCGGGATCTTTAATGGTTCTTGTAAATTCTATTTCTAACTTGGGATTTAATTCTACCGCTTTTGCAATTTGCTTAAGGGCTTGAGTAGCCAGTTCAGAACTAACCTTACTGTTTTGACCCTTTTCATATAAGCTATATACTTTTTTTAGCGCCCCAGCAGCCTCAATGGTATTTCTAACCGTAACAGGAAGTTCACCTTGCGATCCAGTTCCCCCATAGGGATTATCTACAGTAAACATAACCCGTCGCATAAGACTTTTCCCCTCTTCGGTATCAAACAAAACCTGAAGAGTTTTTTTACTAAATTCTTCAACACCTTCTTTTAGCCTATCAGACATCTTACGTACCCATATCTTTTTGGTTGGGAATTATTTTTCTGTCAATTGCAAATGCTTCCATTACGCTAATTGCAGGTTCTTCATGGATGGTAACTTTTTTATAGTGCCTACCCTGATACGTATTATAGCACAGGTAGCTATTTGGCTTCTTAACGCGGGATAGAGTAACATCCACAGATAATTTACCCATTATTTATAATGATAGGCTCTTCCTGTCCTGCTTTGGAAGGAAGAAGAACTATTCCATGAAGTGCAGTTACGTTATGTTCGACTACATCGTGCTTACCAACACCGACCCTGTTAAGGATAGACTCTGCAGCCTTTATCTTTAACTCTGCACGGGGGGTAG